ACCGTTCGAAGGGATGGCAGCGGGAACGTCCTGCGACTCATTATCAGGGAGCGCGCAAGCGTCCAGGACCTGCCAGAGAGTTTCCAGAACACCTTCTACCGTGACAAAGACCCATACGGCGACGTTGATATCTACACTGCCGCTTGTCGCAAGGTTAAGCGGACAGAGGACGGTGCAGAGGTAGTAAGCTACGAGGTGTATCAAGAAGCAGACGGACACCGCATTGGGGACAGCAGCACCTACCCGGAGCTGGAGCTTCCTTACAACGTTCTGGTGTGGAACCTTGTTAGTGGTGAGCACTACGGGCGCGGCTTGGTAGAGGACTACGCCGGGGACTTTGCCCGGTTGTCGGTATTATCGGAAGCATTAACTAACTACGAGGTTGAGTCTGCGCGGTTAATCCCGCTGATTGATGCAAGTTCCGGTCTGGATGTAGACGAGTTCTCAACGTCGGAGACGGGCGAGGCTGTGCAGGTGGGCGGTGGCGGTTCCAACGGGAACAGCAAATCCCCCGTCACTGCTTACGAGGGCGGCTCTGCCCAGAAGATTCAGTGGATTGCCAGCAACATTCAGATGCTCGAACAGAAACTGTCACGTGCGTTCATGTACACTGGTAACTCCCGACAAGGGGAGCGTGTCACGGCTTATGAGATTCGCCAGAATGCCAAAGAGGCGGAAGCCGCTATGGGTGGTGGGTTCAGTATCCTGAGCGACACCTGGCTGCGTAAACTGGCGTACCTGTACACTGCGCTGGTGTACCCTCGCTTTAAGCTGTATCTCAGCGAAGGTGTGGTGAGTATCAACGTTACGGTGGGTACCTCTGCACTGGCTAAAGCCGCGGCGGCGGACAAGCTGTTAGAGGCGGCACAGTCCATGCAGCTGGCTATCCCGGTGCTTGAGCAGATTACTCCGCGCTTCAACAAGGATGCGTGCGTAGACTGGTACTTCGACGCCTATGGTATCGTCAGCGAGCCGTTCATGTACACCGAAGAGCAGCTGCAGCAGAAGCAACAGGTTCAGGATGCGTCTGCCGATGTATCCGCAGGTGCAGCGCAGGACCAACTCCAGGGCTTGACAGCAGCGGACCCGACAGTAGCAGGTAAGCAGCTGGGCTTATTACCAAGTTAACAACAGAGGCATAGATGGATAACTTAGAAAACGGTCAGAACGTAGAAACTACACAGGTAGAGAACCAAGGTGGCCCTAAGATTCCGGGCCTAGGTGCTCCCCTTAGCGCCCCGAACAATCAAGGCGTGCAGGATGCACAGACCACTACCCAGCAGCAACAGGGCAAAGATTCCCCTGACCCTGCTAAGATTCCTCTGGATATCGAATCCCTAAAAGCGGCCCTGGATAAGGGTGGCGATAGCGCTAAAGAGCAGCCTCAGGAGCTGGCTAAGACAGGCAACCCGACGATTGACGCCGGTGTAGCTATGTTGCAGAAAGTCTCTGGGTTAACTGACTCTGATATGGTGCGGGCACTTGGTAAGGCCCTGGAGTATCAGGACCCTAACCTAATCGATACGGCCTTCATTAAGGAACGTTTCGGAGAGCATGCTGCTTATGCAGAGTTGCTGGCTAAAGCGTACCTGGAAGACCAGGTTGGTCAAGCCACCAAGGCAGTACAGGAAGCTTACGATGTTGTGGGTGGGAAGGAGAACTGGGAGATAGCAGCGCAGCTGTTTAATTCCAAGGCCCCTGAACCTCTTCGTAACGCGGCTCGTGTACTCGCTAACTCTGGCGAGCTCAAGCAGGCCGCTGAGTTGGTAGCAAGCTTCTGCCGGGATATGGGTCTTATTAAGACACAGAACCCAATGGTACGCGGTGTAGCCAGCAACAATGCACTGTCTGCTGCGGAATTCCGCGCAGAATATACCAAACTCCGTCAGGAAGCGGGCAACCGTAGCTTGGCGTCTCCACAGTTCAGTCAACGTTATAACGATTTGCTCGCACGCCGTGAAGCTGGTAAGCGCGTAGGTCTTTAATTTTATTTAACTACGGAGGTAAACCTCTTGAAAGAACTTGCAGCACGCTATACTTACACGTCCGATGGTCGCCTGATTAGCAAGATTACTGGGAATTACGGGGATGCCTACATAAACAACTGGGGTTATCGCCGAGTTACTTGGGACCGTGGGAAGCTTGGGCGAGTACGCGAGTATGCCCACCGTTTAGTGTGGTTTATGCATCATGGGGATATACCGGAAGGGCTCATGGTAGACCACATCAACTTAGACCGTAGCGATAATCGGATTGAGAACCTGCGTTTGGTGGATAAATCTGGCAACATGCAGAATTCTAAGTGGAGGGGATACTTCTGGGCTAAGCGTGAAGGTAAATGGTGTGCATCTATCAAGTTAAATGGGAAAACCAAACACCTCGGGTATTTCGACTGCGAACGAGCAGCACGGGATGCCTATCTAGCAGCAAAATCTGAGATGCACGAGTATGCGTCTATTCATGTACTTAAATAAAGGAAATTAAAATATGGCTGATACCATTTACAAAGCTGGTAACACGCGGGCACACTGGGCAGGCGCGGCGTCTGACGTCGATATTCACCTGGAAGTGTACCAGAATGAAGTCGATACCCGCTTCCAGTACCAGGCTCTGTTCCTGGGCCTCTCCAGCCAGCGCTCTATCAGCGGTTCCAACACCTACCGTATTGACCGCCTGAACACCTCTTCGGTGAAGGGTCGTCGCTCCGGTGAGGCACTGGATAGCACCCCGGTCCGTAACGATAAGATGATTATCGTGGTGGATACGGTACTGTATATCCGTAACCCGATTGACTACCAGGACGACTGGACCGGTCCGGACTTCCTGACCGAGATGGGCCAGAACAACGGCTCTGAGTTCGCAGAAACCTTCGACCAGGCGCACCTGATTCAGCTCATCAAGGGCCGCTCCTGGGTTGCTCCGGCGCACCTGAAACCGGCGTTCAATGACGGTATCGAGGTGGGCGCAGCTATCCTGGTTCCGGGTACCACCACCGCCACTCAGCTGACCCAGGCTGAGATGGAAGCGAACGCCATGAACATCAACCTGGCCCACAAGGCTGGTATTGATGAACTCATCAAGCGCAAGACCCCGCTGGCGGACATGATTACCCTGGTGGATGTCGATACCTATTCGCGTCTGCTGGAGCATCCGAAGCTCCTGAACCTGGACTTTGGCGCATCCAACAACGACGGTTACAAAGACCGCCGTGTAGTGAAGATGAACGGCGTGCCTGTAGTTGAGTGCACCGAGTTCCCGACCACTGCTGGTACGCATCCGCTGGGCTCTGCATACACCGTCACCTCTGACGATGCGCTGTGCCGTATGGTAACTTTCAGCAAGTCCAAGACCCTGGTGACTGTTGAAGCTAAGCCGTTCACCTCCCGTATCTGGGACGATGAGCGCGAGTTCAGCAACGTACTGGACTGCTACGCGATGTACAACATCGGTCTGCGTCGTCCGGACACCGCTGCGGTGACTAAGTTCACCTTCACCACCAAGTCTTAATTGGAGGTTCAATGGCAGTAATCGCTACGTTCGGTCTGGAGACTCTCCGGGCCAATGCAGCTCAGCGGGAGGCGGTTAAGGCCGCCACCGATGTAGCGAAGAACATCCAGGTGGCATCGGTTGAGTCTGGCCGCAAGGCTACCAAGAAAACCCGTAAGGCGGCCGACGTAGCCGCTGATACTGCGGAAGAGTAATACGCGCCCCTGGTGCCTTCGGGTGCCAGGGGCTTTTTTTTTGTCCCTGTCTTAAGGGTCCAAGGGGTCTTTAATAGAGGAACAAATATGAGAGAACTCGAAGCTATCAACATGACGCTGGAAGCCCTGGGGGAATCCCGGGTTATGGATATCAACACTAGCAACCCCAGTGCAGGTTTAGCTCGCTCTGCGCTTGCACGCAACCGCCGGGGCCTGCTCAGTACTGGATACTGGTTCAACGTGATTTGGCGGGAAGTTACACCTACTGCAGACGGTTTTATTAAAGTTCCGTGGAATCAACTGGCCGTGTACGATGCTGTCTCTGACTCCAAGTACGGGGTACGTAACGGTAATCTGTATGACCTAGTGGAGCAGAACCAATACTTCGACAGTGCGGTCAATCTCAAAATAGTCCTGGACTTGGACTTTGAGGACCTTCCAGAGCACGCGGCTATGTGGGTGGCTAACTACACCACTGCGCAGGTATACTTAAACGACCTGGGTGGCGACAGCAACTACGCTAATTACGCACAGGAAGCTGAGCGTTACAAGAGTATGGTGCTGCGCGAGCATCTGCGCAATCAGAAGTTCAGCACCAGTAAGACACGCTTTGCACGTAGAATCCGCCGTGCTCGTTTTATGGTTTAAGGAGAGTGTATGGCGCAATCATTAGAAGGTACTATTCAGAGCTTGCTGCAGGGTGTTTCCCAGCAGGTTCCAAGAGAGCGCCAGCCAGGGCAACTGGGGGCGCAGCTGAATATGCTCAGCGACCCGGTTTCCGGTATCCGCCGTAGACCGCCGGGTGAGATTGTCTGGGAAAGCACAATCGATAACCCTGGGCTTGATTCCCTGTTCACTGAATACGTAGAGCGTGGGACTGACGGTAGGCACCTGCTGATTAACACCAGCAATGGTAACTGGTGGTTGCTGGCTAAGAATGGAAAGACCATCCTTAACTCCGGCAATGACCCGTATTTTGTTACCGCCGTAGGCCAGACTTCTTTGCAGACCGCAAGTATTGCCGGACTGACTTATATCCTGAATACGGAGATGGCCCCAAGCACGACCGTGGACAATACTGGGCGTATCGACCCCAGCACCACGGGGTTCTTCTACGTTAAATCCGCAGCATTCCAGAAACGTTGGAATGTTACAGTTACATCTGCGGGGGTAGATTACTCCGGGGACTACTCCGCACCGGCTGCTGGTAGCACCAGCGGTAACGCTGAGGAAGTGTCTGGCGCGTACGTTGCTCAGCAACTGCGAGACTCCATTGTAGCTAATGGCTTACCCGCCGGGAACGTGAGCGTACGCGGTGCGTACTTGTTCTTCTACGGGTTGAGCAACTGCGTAGTATCTTCTGACGCGGGCGATACTTATGCTGTGGTATCGAACCAGTCTCGCGTAGACCAGGAGCAGGACCTGCCTGCGCAGCTCCCAGCAGAAGCCGATGGAGCAATGTGCCGTGTAGGTACAGCCTCGTCTGAGACGGCTTGGTACCAGTTCGATTATAGTACCCGTACCTGGTCTGAGGTAGGGGCGTACGGCAGCATAACCAAGATTACGAACATGCCAAGAGAGCTTGCTGCAGATGACAACATCATTGCGAGGGATTGGGAGGGACGCTTAGCTGGTAATGACGACAACAACAGCGACCCCGGGTTCGTCGAGAACGGCTACATTACTGGCATTGCAGCCTTTCAGGGCCGCCTGGTTCTGCTTAGTGGTAGCTCCGTGGATATGTCGGCCTCAGGGCTGTATCAGCGCTTCTATCGCTCCACTGTGACGTCCCTGCTGGATACAGACCGTATCAGCATTAGCTCTGCGTCTGCGCAGGATTCGGTGTACCGCACTGCTGTGCAGTTCAACCGGGACCTGGTACTGTTTGCTAACAGCATGCAGGCGGTTGTGCCGGGTTCGGCAGTACTTACGCCAACTAACGCAAGTATTAGTATTACCAGCACCTACGATTGTGACAGCCGCGTTACCCCGGTAATGGCGGGTCAGACAGTAATCTACCCGAACAAGCGCAACGACAGCTACGCGGGTATACTGGAGCTAATCCCATCACCTTATACCGCGGCGCAGTACACTACGCAGGATGCCACGGTGCACCTACCTCGGTATATCCCAGGCAGGGTATTGCAGATGCAAAACTCCAGTGTCACCAATATGGCTTTCTCGCGCATGTCTGGAGAGCGTAATAGCCTGCTGGTCTACGAGTTCATGTGGGGCGGAAGTGATGGTTCTAAGATGCAGGCAGCGTGGCATAAGTGGTCGTTCCCGTATCCAATCCTGAGCGTACAGGCGCTGGAAGATGAGGTGTTCTTGTACATGCAAGGGCCCAGTCCCAGCAACAAGCTTTTGATTGTGTCTATGGATCCGCGTGAAGGTTATCAGCTGGGTTCGGAGTACCGCGAAGCCTATTCGGATTTGCAGAAGCAAGTTCAAGTACAGGACGGGGTGTTCACTGTTCCAGAGGTGCTGCGCCCAGTTGGGTGGGCTGACAATTACAAGGAAGAGCTTATCCTAACGTACATGCCAAGCGACCCAATGGGGCCTACTGAGGTTGGCATCAAGGAGATTGCCGGGGAGAACACCCTACGGGTTGTGCGCGGCGTACCTGATGGCACCTACGTAATCGGGCGACGTTACCGTAGTACGTTCACTCTAACTACACCTATCCTGCGGGACCAGAATGACAAGCTCGTGGGGAGCGGGCACGTGCGCCTGCTGCGCCTGGATGTAGCGGTGCGTAACTCTGGACACTTCGATTTGCAGGTACTAGACACCCCACGGGATGTCAACTGGGGTGGAGAACTAACCGGTATCCTGATGAACTCAAAGGAACTGACGCTCGGGCAGGCTCTGCGTATGGACCTGGCTACGATTACCGTGCCGTGCCGCACTAACGCAGACACAACCGAGGTAACGCTATTTACTGAGGGTTCTATGGAACTGAACGTGCTGGATATATCGTACATCCTGCGCTACAACCAACGCAGACGGAGGATTTAATATGTGGTGGATGGTTGCGGCCATGGCCGCTAAGACCGTTCTGGGGCAGGGTGCTCAGATTGAAGTGTCCAAGGCCAGGAACAAGGCTGTGATTCAACAGACAGCCAAACAGCTAAACGACATCGCTCTACAGCGCGCCCAGTCCAGGGACCGGACTGAGGTGTCTCTGTTTAACATTCAGCAGCAGAAGCTGCAGGCACAGAGCCAAGTAGGACTGCAGGCAGCAGCTTCCGGCACTATGGGAGCCTCTGTTAAAGACGCCGTAGCCACGGTCAATACAGTGGCAGGACGACAAGAGGCCAGTGTACGTGACCAGCAGGCAACCCAGGAAGAGGGTTTCCGGCTAATGACAGACAAGGCCGTGGATAGCGGTCTGGCGAATATGGACATGGCGGACCCGTACGATAACATGTTTAACTCGTTGCTGAGTGTTGGGGCATCTGCCGTTGGGAAGTACGCCGGTGACGCTGCTTCGTCTTCTGACTCTGACAGCTCGTCACCTGGACGCGGCGCGTCGGCTACACAAAACGCAGCGGCCTCCTATGACTTGTGGGGTAGCAAGGGTAAAAGTACAGTTCACTCCTGGTAAATTAAGAGGAATAATGAATGCCTGTGATTCAACCCAATAGACAGGGGCTAAATGTCGGCGGCGTACAATTGCAGGCCAACGACGTTAATCTTCCATCAACAGTAAGCGAGGTGTCAGTAGATACCTCCAAGGAAAGCCGCCTAGCTGCGCTAGCGGGATTCGCAGAGGACTTCGGCGTAGGCTTTGATGCGGCAGTAAAAGAGAACGCTGCTGCTGCTACTGTACGGGGGGCTATGGATGCCCAAGGTACAGTAGATGCAATGGCCTCAAAGGACGAGGCCGTACAGAAGCAGAACATATTCGTACGCGAAGCCTACAAGGATGGCTATGTATCTGCTGCTGCGTACGACTCCCTAGCCAAGTGGCGCACAGAAAGTATTGCACGCGCTAAGAAAGCCGCTGAGTCTGGCCTGACTGACGAGGAGTTCCAGCAGCAGGAGCAAGAGCACGTCCAGTCTATGTCGGACAAGCTCGGTATGTATCTGCCGGATATGTCAAAGCAATCCGCTACGACAATACTACAGCAGCTCCGCGCTACGAGCATGGCGAACTACACAGCCTTCCAGAAAGGTAGGGCTGCATTTGCCTTGGCCCAAGCCGACCGCGCCCTTGACCGCGGGCTCAGCGCGTCCAGTGAGGAGTTCTATCAGCGTCTGCAGGCAGGGCAGGGTGCTGCCGCGCAGATGTCCATTAAGACGGGCTTAGACAGTATCCTGGCTGCCGAGCACCTGGATAAGAGCAAGAAGCTGGACCGAGCCAAGCAGTATCTGGTCAGCGTAGCACAGCAGACCCAGGACCCGCTGGTAATCAATCAGCTGCAAGAGCTAGTCACCAAGGAACTTGGTGTAAACTCCGTGGACGTCAATGCGGCACTATATCAGGAATTCAAGCGCGCCGGTGCTCAGATTGAAACCCAGGCCCGTTTTGAAATCTCCGATGCAATCCAGTCTCTTGAAGGGCAGACCCCTGAACAGCAAGAGCAGACTATGCAGCGTATCCGTAGTCGCGTCATTGAGTTGTCGGCATCGGATGTGCTCAGCGCCGGTACCAGCATGGAGTTCTGGAACAAGGCCCAGACTGTTCGTGATAAGGCAGCAGACACCCAGGCATTGCGCGCAGCGATTACCGGGAATATGCCGAGCTCCACCCTGGCGGGGATGTACAAGGGCGACTTAGATAAGGCGCGTACTCAGCTGCTCAAGAGCTTTCCGGACACCCCAGAGGGGAACCTGCAGCTGCTGGCATATGGGCGCAACAGCAAGGACGCATGGGCCACGCACGAGGCACACAAGCGTATGTCTTCTGATATGGCTCGCACACTGACTACGCTGGACCAGTTAGGTGAGGACGGCGAGGTTTCCCGCGAGAACGTCAACAGTATAAACTTGTGGGCTCAGGCTTATAGCACCAGTACGGACTTAGGTAAGATGGCGTTGCTGTCTGAGGTTCCATCCGAGTGGCGCGGCGTGGTTCAGTCGGCTATTGCCCAGAACCCGAGTAACGCCAGCAACACTATCTTGGATGATCTTCGCCGCCAGGCGCGTAACAAGGCCAGTGGACGCTATACCGATATCCCAGAAAATCCGACGGACAAGATGGTGGACCCAAGCGGTACTGCTAACTGGTTTAGCTTCTTCGGAGATGCGGATGCCCAGCGACAAGAGGCACGGGCGGCGATGGTGGAGGAGTTCCGCTACCTAAAAACCCATAATCCAGAGTCCTTCGCTGGTAAGGATGCTGACGATATTAATAAGATGCTAAAAGGTAACATCCAATCCCGTAAATTGGAGTTGGAAGTTGCTGGTGCACCTAGGCACGTGTACCTGCCACCCGGCACTTCCCTGCAGTCCCTTATGGGGGACTACAAAGGGGATGCGGAGCAGTTTACAGCATCACTGCAGCAGCATATCCAGAATCAAGTTCAGTACCTGTCTGACCCCGGCAACATAGAGCGAGTGGTGATACAGGCGGCCACGGCCGGTAACGCGGGCCAGAACATGTCCGTAATCGTCATTGACAAGAAGGGCAAATTCCAGGATATGTCTGTGAATCTTCGTGACGTTCAGGCTACTGCTCAGGCTGCGTATGATTCAGCGCTGGCTGGCGAGATGAAGATTGGCAGCGAACAAGTAGGTGTACGTCCTGCCACCTTCTACGACCACGACAACGGGCGCGCCGTCAGCGTACAGGTAAATGGCCGTAACTCGGTAGGATTGGAACCATCACTGTTTAGTGACATTCTCGCCACCACTATGAAGTTCGAAGGGTTCCGAGAAGGTAAGGGCAAGGGCAGTGTAGGCTTCGGTCTGCACGTTAACTCAGGCATGCCAGTCCCCCAGAAAGTGACCATTGATGATGGCATCAGTATCCTCAAGTCCTCCATGGAGAAGCAGTACGTCCCGAACGTGCAGAAGCAACTCAAGGGGCAGGGTTTGAATGCTTCCGACGAGGCGTTAAAGGTCATGGTGGACCTGAACTATCACGGCGGTAACGGTAGCTCTGGCCCCGTAGCAGAGGCGATGGCACAGGTACGCAAGGCTGCTAAGGCCCCAGTGGGGGCGTATCAGTACCCTGTATCTGAGGCCCAGGGTAGGGCTTGGCAAGCGCTGCGGAATACACCGGCGTACAAGCAGGCCCAACCTGAGCGTAAGAAGTACCTGGAACAAAACCTACGCGATTGGCTCTTTGAAGCAACGCACTAACCAGAGGCCCTTCGGGGCCTCCCCTTATCAAAATTCTTTTAGGAGATATTATGGCTCAGTTTCTGAACCAAGAACCGAATCCACAGGAAAAGGATTCTGCTAAGGGCGCAACACTTAAACCTGCGCCTGAGCGCGTAGATTGGAACGATGCAGGGGACAACGGTCTGAACGCACTGGAGCGTGCCTCATTACTGGCACAGGCCAAGACCCCAGCTACTACAGCCGCAGAGAGCTTTGCATCGGGTATGGGTAACAGCATCATTGCCGCCGCTATCCGCAAGGCCTCTGCTCCGGCATTTGACCGAGACCCGAACTTTAATGCCAAGCAGGTCCTGAGTAGCGATACTCGGGCTAAGCTGTACGCCCCAAATCAGGAAGAGATTGAGTACCTGCATGACTCCGTGTCAGTAGAAGATTACAACTACCGCATGCAGCAAATGCTGGAGCAGCGTGACCGTGACCGCTTAATGGCTGACAACACAGTAGCTGGGTTCGCGGGTATGTTGGTAGGCGACTCCCCGTTCATCCTGGCACCGATGTCTGCCGCCGGTATTGCTGGCCGCGCAGGCTTAGCTGCGCGTACTGCTATCCGTGCTGCTGATGTGGGGTCTGCATTCTACGCACAGGACCAACTAGGTCAGTCCGCTGCGGTAACTGCACTGGTAGCGGGCGTAGCTGGGTTAGACCAGCTCTGGGATATGTCTGGGGCTGCTAAAGCTGCCGCTAAGGCTCGTACTGGGCGTGAGCCTATGTTCGACCCAGAAGCGCCTACAACGCGTACAGCTAGGGATGCTAATGTTACCGGAGTAGGAGAGGGAGAGGAAATTCTCACTAAGACACTGGATGAAAGCATCCAAGTATCGAGAAACAATACCGCCTCCGTGAACATGAAAGCACAGCACGTAGTTCAGTTCTTGAAGAAGTCTGAGCACTTAACAGCAGGTCAGAAGGCTATTCTGGACACGCTGGGCGATGCTGTAAATGACGTTGATTTTAAACTGGTAGCAGGCTCCGCAAACCGCAGCCGCTACACTTACGCACAACAAGATTTAGCTAAGCGTGGGGAGATATCTCTGCGCGCGCCTAAGCAAGCTAACGGCAGCACCTGGACTACGGTCGGGGATGCGCTGCGCGCTATGGATGCAGACACAAGCAGGGTGGCTGTGCACGAACTGATTCATGCCGCCACGGCGCGCGCCATTGACAGTAATCCCGAGATTGCTAAACGCCTGGAGGAAGTGCGCGCTGTTATTGCGGCTGACTCCACCCTGACACCGCGTATGCGGTATTACGCAAGTAATGTGCATGAGATGCTGGCAGGCTTAGGCGACAGCCCGGAATGGGTTGAGCACCTGGCGCGGACGCAATCCCCCACCGGTAAGAGCATGCTCCGCCAACTGGGTGAGTACATCATGAACGCTCTGGGCATCAAGGCCAAAGGCTCTGCCTTGGAGGATGTGCTGGATGCATATGAGGACGCAGTTAAGTGGACAGCTAAGGATTATGCAGACCAAGCCCAGAGCTTCCGTAGTGAGGCCTTCCAGGACCTGGCGGGCAGCAATACCCTCAACGAGGCTAAGCGTGCCCAAGCTATGCTGGACGGCGCTAAGAAGAAGCTCTCCACTATGTTTGCCCTGTACGATAATATCGCCCAAGGCAACGAAGACTTGGCTAAACTGCTAGTGTCGGATGCGTCCGCAGTAGGCGGCCGTCGCCCGTCAGTGGTAGACTACAAGCGTAACCTCACTTTGGAGATGGATGCTCGCGCCAGCGTAGTGGAGGACGCTATCCTAGGCGCGTTGAAGGATAAGGGTGTAGGTGTGCTCTCACGCTTCTTCCATCGTAGTAATTTCCGCGCTGAGCGGGCTGCGCTGGAAGACCGCCTGAGTAAGTACCTGGATGCTGCTTACAGCGCTGACGTAAACGGCCGTGCTGTTCCGGTGCCGGATGCAGAGATTGCTCCGCTGGTTGATGCCTACCGTCGCTCTGGCTGGGCTAGCAAGTGGCACGAGCATATGCTCAATGCCGGTCTAGTGGATGACGGTGCGTTGGTTAAATCAGACTACTACTTCCCGCGCCAATACAGTTACGACAAGATGCGTCAAGGTATCGCACAGGGTCACACTCTAGATGACTACCGCGCCCTGTTCCGGTCCGCCCTGCGGGACGTGTACCCGAGCATGGAGTCAGAGGTAGTGCAGCGTGTTGCCAAGGAGATGGTTGACGGTATCTACAACGGCCGTGCTGGGCAATCCGGACCTATGTGGAAGCAGCTGATTAATGGCATGGGTAACGACGAGGTCGTTATGGCTATGCGTAGCGCTGGTGTAGAAGAGTCTGCAATCCAGAGCTTCCTGGCTGGTAACGTACGCGAATCCGGCAGCACATCCCCTGCACGGAACCTGCGTCAGCGTACTCGGTTCAACATGGACAAAGAGTATCTGGTGAACGGCAAGAGCATGCGCATGCAGGACCTTATGGATACTGATGTAGCCAAGGTTATGCACGGGTACACTAACCGTATGTCTGGACGTGTAGGCATGGCCTATGCAGGCGTACAGGACCTGGGCCAGCTAGCTAAGATGATTGATGAGTCTAAGCACGCACTGGCGGATTCCGCTAAGTGGGAGAAGACCGTCAATGACACCATCGACTTTATCCTGGGTGGGGCACCAGCTGATGCCGGACAGCTTCCGGACTTGCTGCGCGCAGCTGGGAACATGGCTAACGCCACTATGCTTAAAAACTCCGGACTGTATCAGCTGACTGACACTGCTTTGGCCATGAAGGAGTTCGGTATGGCTAGAGTGCTGCGGAGTATGCGTGACCAGCCTTGGTTCAAGGAGGGTGCCGTGGCTATCAAGGCCCCGGATATGGCTGCTCGTCTAGACACTGTGCTACGTGGCAATATCCAGAAGGAGATGCGCTTCCGCTGGTTGAATACGTACGCCGACGATAACTTGGACCTGACCCGTCAGGCCTCTTGGTTCAACGTCACCCAGAACGTTGGGCAAGCTGCGCGCCACGTCAACGGCATGAGTATGGTGCACCGGCTGCAGGTTAACCTGAATTCCGGTATTGTGGCGGATGATCTTACGCAGATGTTCAAGGGTGACGCTGAGGCGTTTAAGCGTCTGGAGCGTTTCGGGCTTACCCGCGACGTTGCAGACCGAGCCATCGCAGCCAACAAGGCTAATCCGGGCGCTATGTTCCAGCCGGACCTGCAAATGCAAGTCGAGGTTGTGGGAACGCGTATGATGGACTACCTGGTACAGCAGGTTCGTACCGGCGAGACCTCACACTTCGCGCAGTTCAATCCTATTGGCAAAGTAATTGTAGGGTACCAGAGCTTCGCACTGGCTGCCACTAACAAGATTCTGCGCAGGGAGCTGAATGATGCGGGGTGGATTGGTGTAGCCCATATTATGGCATACCAGTTCCCGCTGATGCTGCTGGCTACTATGGCTAAGCATGGCATGGATGGGAAGGACGTAGATACCAATAAACTTATTGGCGAGTCAGTAATGGGTATGAGTGCCATTGGTGGTGTATCCTTACTGCAGGATATCTTTCTGGGGGACTCCCCACGTCACTCATTAGCGTCTATGGGCTACGTCACAGGACTGCTTGGGGCTGTACAGGACCTAGCTACTGGTAACATGGACATCAAGACCTTCACTAAGCAGGTACCGTTAATACAGGAATTCGCACCTACGCGAGCTATCATCAATAACTTTGGAGACGACTAATATGGCATTCAGCTGGCAAGAGCAAATCAAGCCAGCTGGTACTCAGGATATCCAGTGCGACATCGAATATTTGGATAAGTCCTATATTCACGTGTACTTAGACGGTGTTGAGACCACCGGATATACTTGGACCAGCTCTACTAATATCAGATTAAACGTGGCACTTGAAGCGGATACTACGGTGCTACTTATTCGCAAGACAGAGCGCGAGTACCTTTATATTGAGTTCGCCAGTGGTGCCCCATTCATTGAAGGTAACGTGGACACCCAGAATATGCAGCTCTTGCACTTAGCCCAGGAGCTAGTGGAGGGCAGGGCTATCCCCGGATTCTATGGGGATATAGACATGCACGGGTATCGTATTACTAAAGTAGGTACCCCAACAGAGTCTGCGGATGCCGCCAATAAGGCGTATGTGGATGATGGCATCTCACGCACACTGCGTGTAACTGATTCCGCTATAGATGCCTTTCCGTCTGCTGCGAGTCGTGCTTGGAAGAGTGTTGGCTTTAATGGTAGCGGCGCCCCGGTGGTACAGGACCCTGCCGGGACAGGGCTGTGGGGTTATGTGCCCGTATCTGGGTCATTCGAGAGTGGTGGCGTCATCACTCAGAGATTTGAGGTCCTGTTCTGGGAAAGTACCAGAGAGTACTGGCGCTGGGATGGGGGCCTACCAAAGACTGTCCCACCGGGTAGCACCCCAGACACTGTTGGTGGCCTCGGCGTAGGTGCCTGGATTGATGTTACGGACGCAACTCTGCGCACCAACCTGGCGGCAGAGGATGGGCTGCGCCTAGTGGGTCAGTGCCCCGGGATTGCTGAGCTGCGCACCATTGAGCCAATAGAATCTGGGCAGATGATTTATCTGCAGTGCGCAGTCGCCGGTTGGGCTGCTACTGCCGCAGGGACGCCGTGGGGTGGTGGGGTTATGCGCAGTATCGACACGCTACCAGCTGCACTGCAGGTTGACGACTCCGGCAGTATTGTGAAAACTGTCGGTGGTAAGTTCTGGATTCGGGAAGAGTTGCTAACTGGCCTCGGTGAGATTCGTGTAGAGTGGTACTTACAAAGTGCGCCCGCGTTCAACTACGATGCTTCGGACGTGGTGCAACGCGCCGCTGATACCGCAGCACTATGGGCACGCTACTCCTCCAAGAACAAGACCGTGCGCCTGGTTATGCCTGCGAAGTTGTACATAACCAAGACGGTTACAGTACTGCATCGAGGTGTGCGTATCGATGGGAATAATGGGGCAGTGCTCTTTGATTCTGGTGGTACGTACACTGCATATTCCTCTTTAAGCACGAACAGCTATATCACGACCACTCCAGATACTGGTCAAACGGTTCGCGCATGTTTAAACCTGACCCATGGGTCTGGTGGTCCTGGGCACCCAAACCCAGCGTACTTTGGCCAGTGCCTGATTAAGGATTGGGATATAATCTTAGGCACCCCATCTGGCGGGGACTCCTACACAATAGCCCCACTATCCGATAATGGGTTAGTTGCCATCTGTCACTGGGGGACTAGCACCGTGGCCGCAGCTCAAGGGTACTTCGAGAACCTGACTTTCCACGGCTACGGTGTCGGATATATCAACGGGAACAATACCTGGGGATATGACTTTTATGAGTGTAAGTGGGTGGGTTGCTGGATACCTGTATGGCTTATAAATGGAGCAGATAACTCTGAGCGTTACACTCTGTATGGGTGTGTAGTACAGAACGGTTATCGCTGCGTGTACAGCCCTTGGGGTGGTGATTTCAATATAGTCAAGGGTTCTTATGTCTGGAACACCGGGCCTTATTTCGAATTCCCAACCGCAGGTAACATGATTGAGATAAATCCGTCTCGCATTGAGATGGTGAACACTTCTCAGCCGCTCCTAAAGGTTGCAACATCCATCGAGACTGGTGCAACGTCTCAAACTTTCCCCCTTGTTAAACTGCATGGGTCTATGATTTTACTGGATGCGTCAACGGTCCAGCCCGAGAACTATTTATTCAGTGTGAGTAAATATTCCAAGTTAATCGTGGAGGACAACACCTGGTCTAACAAAAATATGACCACTCTGGCGAACCTGAAACTATTAAATCCTGCAGATACTGGTGGGAAGGTTCTTTTTAGGAACAACACCATGAGGGTCGGCATCTTCTCTGAATTTGCCCGAGATAACCGGCTGCTTACCAGTACGACACCTGCTGGTCGGTTGGATACCATCACCTTAGGCGGAGCCAACGCCGCTAACGCCACCGTTAGCACCAGCGGGGCTAACTTAACCCTAACAGTAAACATTACTGCTACAGGGGCAATGACGCTACTGTTAAAGGTACCGGTGGACATTGATATGACTGACTGGGATTCGTTCTCGTGGAAAGCTGTGTTTAATAATATAAGCTTAACGGGTACGTGGAGTGTTAACGCCTTCGTTAACGTTGACGGGTCTAGTTACATCAACAACCGCTTAGACTTGGGTTCCGTGTCCCTCAACAGTGTGGCTGATATAACTGACGTTAGTAGTAACAACAGTTACGGGTATCGTCGCATTCAAAAGCGTGCTGATGGCGGGTGGGAGCGAGTGCCTACGGCTTTCTATCTGTACTTCTCCAGTACTTCTCAGGTAGCGGGGGACACCTTTACCATCAACCGCCTAGGTCTTCTGGGGTATTAATATGACATATGAAGAAGCTATGGGTATAGTGGCTCGCGGGGGCGTGGTTTCTCGTGGAGGTGTACTGCTTTACCTGGGCGTCGATTTCGCCGGGGGTACTGCTGGGGAGTTAGTCTCCCCGGCAGGTATTCGAGGTGAGCGGGTGTACGCCGTAACAGATGATGACAGAGCTGCCAAGGATTGGGTGGAGTACGTTTTAGAGGAGTAATATATGGCAGGGGCGGCTAAACGTAGTCGCCTCTCGGAGCTGCACCGCATGTTCACTGAGGCTTTGATTGAAGAACTCAAACAGGCCCACGATGAAGAGGTGCCGCTCCCCGCCGCAGACAAATCAGTCATCGCTAAGTTCTTGAAGGATAATGATATCACTGCGGACGCAGATTCCGAGGAGATGCAGGACCTTCGAGATGAGTTTGATGACGAACTGTCTGCGCGCAGAGAGGCGCGTAAGAAAGAGATTTTAAACAAGATTAGTGGTTCAGACTCTGAGGACTTACTAGAAGGAATTGTCTAATGGTATCGGTGAAGACTGCGCGGAGACTGCGCATGCTCAACCAGAAACTTACTGGTTATAGTGCGAATCCGCGCAGTATTCCCAAAGAGGAGCGCGAGGACATCGCTATGATGATGGCCGCCGCGCTAGGCGACTTCCGGGAATTTGCGTACATAGGTATGCGCTTCCTGGGCTTCGCGCTCACGGACATGCAGGCCGACATTGCAGAGTACATGCAGAAGGGCCCTAGGAAGCGCATGGTAGCCGCGCAGCGAGGTGAGGCTAAGTCTACACTGGCTGCACTCTACGCCGTCTGGAGGCTCATCCAGGACCAGTCCTGCCGTATCCTGATTGTGTCCGGTGCAGAGAAGCAGGCCTCCGACGTAGCAAACCTAATCATTCGTATGCTGGAAACCTGGCCGCTGCTGTGCTACTTGAAGGCTGACCCTACTCGTGGGGACCGTACTTCATTCGAAGGTTATGATGTTCACTGTGACCTGAAACCTCTGGATAAGTCCGCCAGCGTAGCCTGTGTAGGTATCACTGCATCCCTGCAGGGTAAGCGCGCGGACCTGCTGATTCCGGATGATATCGAGACCACCAAGAACGGATTAACGCAAACCCAGCGCGAGCAGCTGCTGATGATTTCGAAGGACTTCGCAGCTATCTGTACGCATGGGGACATACTGTACCTTGGCACACCTCAGACCAAGGACAGCATCTATAAAACCCTGCCGGGACGTGGCTTTGAGGTGCGCGTGTGGCCTGGGCGCATTCCGTCTGTTGAAATGGAAGAGCGATATGGAAGTACACTTGCTCCTTATATACTGGAGCTTATTGAGCGCGGCTATAAACGCACCGGCTTCGGTGTCGATGGTACGCTAGGCGAGAGCACGGACACCGGGCGCTATGATGAGGATGCACTGATTGAGAAGGAGCTGGACTTCGGTCCGGAGGGATTCCAGCTACAGTACATGCTCGATACCACCCTGTCCGACCAGATGCGTACACGCATAAAGCTTTCGGATATGCTGGTTTACTCAGGCAGTCAGGATTCCTCTCCTGAGACGTTCTCCTACATTGCAGACCGCCGGTACCTGTACCAGCACGAGCATGAGGGGATTATGGGTCAGCAGATGTACTTCCCGGCATTCTACGGGGATATGCACCTGCCGTACCAGCATAAGGTGCTGGTGGTTGACCCAGCCGGTTGCGGTGGAGACGAAGTGTCCTATGCTGCTGGCGGTGCTGCGAACTCGTACATTCACCTATTCTCCGTAGGCGGCTTCCAAGGAGGTATCAGCGAAGAGAACATTGATAAACTGATTGACCTGTGTGTAGAGTTAGACATCCCGGATATGGTGGTGGAAAGCAATATGGGGCACGGTACCGTGTCTATGCTTATCCTGAACCGTCTGCGGGAGCGACGTCTCGCCGGTATCGGTGTAAGGGACCTGAATAACTCCACACAGAAAGAGCGTCGTATCATCGACACAATCAGCCCAGTCACTCGTCGGCACCGCCTGGTAGTGCATGAGCGTGCTATTCATGACGATATCAGCACCTGTATGGCGTACCCCCGCGATAGGCGTTGGCTGTACTCCGCGTTCGCTCAGTTGTCCGGCATCACGTACGACCGCGGTAGCCTGGCTAAGGACGACCGAGCAGACGCAATCGCCATGATGGTGGCTACGCTGAACGGGCATCTGGTGGAAGATGAGAAAGTGGTGGCTGAGCGTGAGTCTGAGAAGATGGCTCGGGCCTTCATTGAGAACCCGCTGGATTGGGCACAAAGCAAAGTGTCTAAGGGCCTTCGGGGTGTAGCCGCTAGGTTGCAGAACCGGGGCAGAGGTAAACAACATAGAGGAAGAAGATAATGGCATCAATCATCGCAGCTAAAACTGCGGACGTCCAGTACGCCATTGTAGGCACGTGCCAGAACCTGGAGAAGCAGGTGCAGCCGGACTACAACGTAGGCTTCGTAGGTACGACCGCCCTGACTAAGCTGAACACGTTCTTCACGTACATGCAGTCTCAGGGTTATGCGGCTACCCGTGCCGGTACAGCCTTCAAGGATGACGGTACTCTGCAGGCGCGCCTGTTCAGCATGCTCTCGCAGCTCTCTAAGACCGGCTACGTTGCCCTTACAGGTACAGGTATGCCGCTCGGTGAGGGTTCTGGTACAGCATTTGATGATTCGTTCACCGCACTGCAGAGTGCGTTCGTAGCCGCTACTGATGCGGCGGCATAAGGAGAGTACATATGGCAATTGCAAAAGCAACACCAGCGCAACAGCAGGAGCTGCTGCGTCAGCTGAACATTCTCGGTAAGGACCTGTATGCTATCCTTACGCAGCCGCAGGACGTGGCCCAGACCGGTGCTGCCTTCGATACCAAGATTGCTGCACTTGAAGCCGCGGTAGCCGCAGTGAAGGCGGCAAGCTAATGCGTAAACTGGTCGCTGGGTTACTGCTCGCGGTTACTTTGACTGGTTGCTCGGCGACCTCTGCACTCACCGGCTTAGTTGGTTCTAAGCCGGATGTGTCTGCTCAGGTTGGTGCCGAAAACACCAAGCAAACCGTTGGCCTGAACAACAAGGTGGACTCCAGCACCACCAACAAAACCGATGTATCAGATTCTAACGTAGGCACTTTGGACACGTCCAGTAAGAAGCAGGTGCAAACTATTAGCACCGGGACAATCCAGGCAGAACGCCTACAGGTGGTTAACAATGATAGTTACAGTCTTATCCTCGCCGGATTAGCTGGGGCCAGCATTCCTCTGGTATTCCTAGTGGTCATTCTGGTGATTCGTAAGCTGTTCAGGAAGAAGGGGCAGCAGGATGATTAAGGTAGGAGACATGGTTGGGTCTGACCTCGCTACCCGGGCAGGTGCAGCAGTTACCGGCGCTACGGTATCAGGAGGTTGGTTGGCAGAGTTAATGAGCTGGAACTGGAGCACTATCAGCTTCATCACTGCAACAGTGTGCGCGGTGCTAACCCTGGCGTGGAATGCGTATTACAAGAGACGTACATTCAAGCTCCTAGAGGAGCAGGCACGTAAGGGGACTATTAAATATGAGTTTAAGGACTAAGGTTATTGCGGCCCTTACGGGGGCCACTATGCTTGGCGGCGCTATCACCGGGGTTATCCAGCATAACGAGGGGTTGAGCCTGACGACATACAAGGATAGCGCCGGTGTTCCTACTATCTGCTATGGCGAAACCAAGGGCGTCAAAATGGGCCAGAGAGCCTCTCTGAGCGATTGTCAGAAGCAACTGATACAGTCAGCAGGGGAGCACGCAAAGGCTCTTGACGGGCTTCCTATGCAGCTCTCGGACGTATCTCTACTGGGTGCGTTGGACTTCACGTACAACGTGGGTGTAGCCGGATTCAGCGGTAGCAAGGTTAAGGCCGATTTAAAGCGGCTAGATTATGCAGCTGCAGCTAAGTCCGTGCTGGACTGGCGCTATATTAGTAAGTACCAGCAGAAATCTCCCGGCACTGGTTGGGTGTACAAGGGCGGCAACCGCTGGACCTTTGATTGCTCCCAGTACATTAACGGCCAACGCAACAGAGTGTGCTGGGGGTTGTGGGAGCGCAGGCAGTGGCAGAGTAAGGCCATTGGGAACCAGTTCAAGGATGTTAATACTGCGGTGGCTGCACTTAAAAAGGCAGGGCACTAGGGTTAGCTCTAGGGATATACCGGGGTGGCTCTATAGAGGGCCCTGGGCGGTGCACGTCTATACCTGGACCTGAAATTTATTATACTCACGCGAGCCCCTCCCTCACCCTGAACGCGCCCAATTGCCCCCATAGGGGGTGCCTAGCGTCAATTTAGGGGGGGGGGGCACTGGTGGGGCCTACTAGTGCGCACCAGCGGGCCTCAGTGGCTCTCTGCGCTGCGCTAGGGCTATCGCTAGTGCTACCCTATGCCTTTGCTTGTGCGTGCCTTGTAGGGCTTCCTGTGCGCTCTGCGTGGCACTAGGGCTATCCCTGTGCTGCACTAGGGCGCTCCCTGTGGGCCATAGGGGCGTGCTCTGCCTTGCTTATTTTGTGCGTCCATTGTGTGCGCCTCAGTGCGCCCATTGTGAGCCTGCCTAGTGCCTGTCCAGTGCAGCACCTAGTGGGCCAGTAGTGGGGCCATAGTGGGTCAGCTAGTGCGCTGTAGTACCTGTCCAGTGCTACCCCTAGTGCATACTAGGCTATCGCTAGGGCTATCCATAGTGCTTTACATTGTGCCAATTATATGCTACGCTGCGCGCTCCCCACTAGGGCGCACTTCCACACTCAGCACTACCCAGCGCTATCCCTAGAGCTATCCCTTTGCTCTTACTTTCATTCGAAAGCTATTATGAAATGAAGTAACCGGAGTAGGAGGGGTTTAGGGACACTATATACACTACTACTCACTATGCACTCACTAGTACTCACTAGTAATGCCCTGTATGACCGACCGTAGGGAGGGAAGCATTAACTACCCATTAACTAGCCTCATAGCTTAACCGCTCCCACAGCTTACGCTGTATGGTCGCTGGCTATGAGTCTACTCAACACTTTGTAGTATTGGTTCAACCTAAGGAGATTTGGTTATGGCTGGAAGTTCTTTTGCTATACGTTTGAATGACAGTGGTTATCCTATGATATCCAATGCTGGACCCTACAAAGTACGTCGTGGGGGTAGTAAGAGCCGTGACGCACTGTTGCTCCATCACGCTGTAGTTAGGGATGAGCTGGGCATTACGTCTATCCCGAGTGGGTATCACATACACCACTGTGACAGGAACAGACTTAACTGTAGCTTTGATAATCTGATACTAATCAGTGAGGATGACCATAAGGCTATTCACCAGCGTATCAGAGAGGAGGGGCGTAACATCCCTAAGGAGGAACTGTTAGCAGATAGTAGATACAATACAGACTATCGCACGTTCGGCCTGAGTTTTGGGGACTATGACGCATTGCTGCATAAGGGGCTGCCGTAAGGCGGCTCCTAAGCTATTGCCCTGCTTACCCTTTTTGCTCTTAGAGATAAAAAGTTTAAAAAGTGCTTGCTTTTTTAAATCTGCTAGGTGTATATTTACCTCATCGAAAGCGATACGGTCTGCCGGGTAGCTCTAGATTCCAGAGTCAACTGGATAAGTAGACAGCCTGATAAGTCATACGAAAAACAGGTATTGACAATAGCAGTAAACGCTTTTATAGTTTGAATCATGTTGCGGAGCAGTGTAGCGCCTAAAGGTGCTCTGACCACTAACCCTAGATACATGCTAGTAGTAAGCGTGCCGGACGTTATCACCGGGGTTCTGAGGCAAACCATACTGCCGAGGCGAGAGCAGCTCGCTCCTCTGAATCGAGGGAACAAGGCGCGGAGTGTATCCCGCAAAGAGTATATAACATAGTGTAGCAGTAACAAGGCTGCGCTAGATTATGTACTCTGAGAGGTGAGAAGATTATGCGCAAATCAAAGCGTTTAGCATTACGGCGGAATATGCAGTTATCACTGAATCCCACCGATAACGTGCCGCTTACTGTGAAGCCCAGCAAACAAGGGTTGAGCAGCGAGCACAGAGTGAGGGGAAAGCAAAAACAAAAGGGTGGCAGTAAACAGCCTAGTGGGTGGCCTACTGTTAACTCCCAATTTGGGCACTAATTACAGCCTATAGCATCCTATGGGGTGCTATGTGAAGTAATTACCCAAACAACCAATCAAAGAGGTGCATCATGACTAACTCAACCGGTAACGTGTTTAAACTCACTGCTGCTGCTGGTATCCGCAAAGCGCTGTCTGGTGTAGTGGAAGCAAAGCGTAACATCACTATCAGTGCGCTCTTTCACGGCCTGATTAGCAGCAACGTTTCCTGGGCTACTGAGATGCAGCGCAGTGATGCCGCGGACTTTGATATGGTGCTGCGTACGCTGCTGCCTATCAAGTTCAACAAAGAGACTCAGCGCTATGAGTTCAACGCGAAGAAGTGCTATGCGTCAGCTGAGAAGTTGGGCATTGAGCTGGACAGTATGCGGCTGGACTATAAACAAGCGGACACCCAGGGCCGCGAAGTGATTGTAGCCAGCTTCTATAGCTCCTGTATGTCCCTGTACGCCGCCGAAGCGGAGCAGGTGAAGAATGACGCACTGGATGCCGATGCAGTGCGCTTGCAAGCGCTGGGGCGCGTTAAAAACGCCATTAAGAAGGCCAAAGAGACTGGCGTAAGCGACGCTGATTTGGTGGGTATGCTCATTAATCAGGGAGTGGATGTACGCGCTGTACTGGATGCAACGTTGAAAGCTGCCGCGTGATTTCTCATAGGGTATTCTAACGAGTACCCTAGAGGGCAATCATGCCACGTCAAAGGAGAGTAAACTATGCCATACCGTAACCGCGCCCAACGTCGTGCCGATGCTGCCGAAATGCGTAGCAAGCGTAAACCCAGTGCCGCGCAGAAGTCACAGGCGCGCCCTAGTCGTCAGAATGCCATCACTGGGGGCTTGATTAAGCTGAGCGACTTCTATTCGCGTATCGGTATCAGCGTACTTTAGTAGCAAGCCTATAGCGTCCTATGGGGCGCTATGCGAATGCAACTGGCGCATGAGGTTTCATATGAAAGCAATACTGGTTTATCCGGGTCATGAACTCTGGCCCGTGTGGTGCAATCGGGTATACGCAGAATACAACTACACTGTGGTTATATTCTCTGACAAAGACACTAATCAGGAATCCCCTTTAGAATTCGTGGATACCTACACCGAAATGGCTGCCCGCACTGTGCTGGACGCCGTGAATCTGGGCATTATCAACGACTGGAGACAACTATATGGTTAATGTATTCAACATCATTGTGACCAGCGCTATGCTGGTGCTGGGCAACGACGTAAACAACCCGGTGCCTTACTGCACAGTGCAGTTACAGCAACCGGCGGCGCAGGAACCGCAGCCGCGCCCTGAGTACGACCTATTTGAAGACCCCGAGGGTGGTTGCAAAGAGCTGGGTGCGCGTATCCTTGCGGCGGTGCAGGAGCAGTACCCGGACGCCGCCGTGACGCTCACTGTGGATGGTAAGAGCAACAACGATATTTGAGGTAGGGTATGCACGGAAAGAATCCTGAGACGCTGCTGATGCGTAGGCAGCAACCAACAATCGAAGGACTGGCGCGAGAGTACAGCGCAAAGGCAGCACTGCGCCAGCACTACGAGAAACAAGCACAGCGCCTGGGTATGACCCTGCGCGGATATTGCTTCCGGTTTAATGTGCGGGGTGTGGTATGATTAAGTATGACGTGTTTAATACGTTCGGAACCCACCGTAGAGTTCGTTTGGACTCCAGCGTATACTCCCGTGCCGAGTATTACGACAAAAACACCAAGCAGTGGAAACAATCGCTTGTTCCGGCTGTTGATTTAATCCTAGGGCCGCATAACGTACTCGTGGCTCGGAACGTGGTGTTCAAGGACAGCGTATGCTAACAGTAGACGAAACAGCGCTGCTGTGCTGGCGCCTGCTGGAAACACAGGGCAAGTGCGGATGCACTTGGGAAACATTCAAAGAGGTTCCTAATGAACTCAAGCAAATCGTGCCAGTTGAGCGCCGATTACTCCGCGTTAGAAAAGAGGGTACTGGCACTGTTCTCACAACCTATCGAGAGTATACAGAGTCTGCCGCGAGGCAGTTGCAAGAGCACATTCAGTTCGATGTGGTTGCAGCACTACTACGGCACGGATATCGTGGAGCATATACAAGATTTAGGGCGGCTGTGCGCTCGTACTATAAGCAACGACAACTTGCTGCGTGGTACGCGCGCTGAACTTTCAGAGCACGGCCAACTACTACTAATTCTGGAGCCAATGAAAATGCAAGAGACTAACACAGCACCTATCGAGTGGAAAGTAGTATTGCCGGGGGGTGCAAACGCACTGCCAATGCGGGAGTCAATGTATTCAAGCGGTGATTACTGGGCCCCGTTTCAGGACTTGCAAATGCAGGGCGCTGACCACCCCCACACTGAGGGTCCACTGCAGGCGCTTATGGGTCTCCGCACTGTGAGTATGCTCACTCCTGGCTTAGAGGTGACTATAGGCGGCGTGCTTCACCAAAAATACCACGAGGTAATGAAGATTATCGGCCCGCTGCAAAGGGTGGACCTGTATAACAGCGGAACTTTCCACGAACTCTTTGCCCCGGCGCGACGCACCATCGATAGCAAGTTCTGGGAACGCCGCCGCGACTTCTATGAGGGCGATGATGTAGTGGTTGAGCGCGTAGTTGCTAGTGTAGAAGAGTTCACCGGTTACAAGGTGCACAAACAGGCCGTGCAGTTATTCGAGCGCATTATGCTTGCACCAGAAGAGCGGCAGCGCCGCTTATACACTGGATACGATTACGGTAGCCACATCAGTGATGTCCAAGCTGCCGCGCTGCTCATGAAGTTGCACGGCTTCGTAGTGTCTAGATTCGCTGTGCCTTTGGGCTTTGGTTTCCGCAACGGAGAGCCAATCGTGATGCTGGGGCAGCCGCGTATGCACAAGGACTACGCCGCAGTTACTGAGTATCGCTGCGTGGAGATGCGTGTAGGTAAGTGGCTCGCTAACTACTACGGCAACGGCGTAGATTTCCGCGACGCTATCGAAGACCTCAAGGCTAAGAACGTCGATCCTACAACGTACCTGTGCAAGACCGAGCAGGAATGGTACGACGCCTACGAGAACGGCCCGAGTAGCTGCATGAGTGGGTACTTATTTGAGCATAGCCCTGTGCGGGCGTACGCTAGCACCAGCCACGGGCTGCCGGACAATGGGCTGCGCCTGTTCATCCAGTACACCGGGGAGCTGTTCGGGGACGACTTCGAAGTGCAGGCACGAGCAATCGTAAAACCTGAGACCAAAGAGTACGTCCGTGCTTATGGCAACGCTGCGGATGCAATCCTGCGCGGACATGGGTACACCAGAAACACTGAGTGTCTCGAAGGGGTATTGCTGGCGCGTATACCGCACCCGCGACACACCGGTGCGGTGCTAATGCCGTATCTCGATAGTAGCCAGTGCGGCGTAGATGAAGAAGGTAGTGACGCCTTTGTAATTCGTGATGACTACGAGTACGAGGCGAAGGAATCCGAAGGGTACATCTACGTAGGCACTGAATCTGCTCGGTGCTGCTGCTGCGAGGGGCGCTACTCCGTTGATGATATGCACGAAACCGCCGATGGTGAAAGGGTCTGCGATGGCTGCGTTGAAGATGGGGAGTTTGTATACGTAGTTGGCCGAGAAGGGCTGCATAGTATCTGGAACTGTACTTGGTCTGATTACCACGACGCCTATGTATATGATGAGGACATTGAGCACTGCGCAGTAGAAGGTACAGTGCACGATTCAGAAGAGCTGGTGTTTGCACAGGACCGGCAAGTGCTTATTGAGCACGCAGAAGAACACCCTGTGCGCGGGTTAATTCTCACTGAGCATGCAGCTGATTGCTTGGGAGAGAAGTACCTGGGCAACGATGACGAAGAAGAAGTAGAGGAGGCAGCTTAATGTTCTTGAATCCGCACGGGATTGATATGCAGCTGCTCTTGCAGATACTGCAAACGCACCGACCTAGCTGGGCAAGCACTAAGTGGTTTGAGCATCTGCTTATGCAGGCGCTGGGTAGTGGTATGCACTACGTAAAGGACAAGCACGGGAACTACTTCGTGCTGGTGGGGGACTCAGAGCAAAGCGACGTAGCGTTTACGTCTCATCTCGATACGGTGGCGCGCGCAACCAGCGCTGCGCCTGACGTCGGCTGCACTAACAAGGGCGTGCTGTTCGTAAAGAATCCGCAGCAGGCTGACTGCTTGGGTGCGGACTGCGGCGCCGGTATCTACCTGATGCTGGAGATGCTGCGCCGTGGTGTGCACGGACGCTACTGCTTCTTCGTGGATGAAGAGGTTGGCTGCGAGGGCAGCGCTGCATCGGTCAAGGATGACACTGGGTTTTGGACTGGGGTCAAGGCGATGATTAGCTTCGACCGCCGCGGAGACGGTATCATTACACATCAAAGGTATATGCGCTGCTGCTCTGACACCTTTGCCAAGACCCTAGCAGAGCGCCTGGGGCGCACGGAGCAGCACTTACAGAAGGGGGTATATACTGACTCGGCTGAGTTCGTTGGCATCATTCCTGAGTGCACCAACGTCGGTGTAGGGTACATGCACGAGCACACCCCGGATGAGGTGCTGGACCTGAACATACTGGGGAAAGTGCTTGGGCGGGTACTGCAAGATGGTACGTTCTCGCACCTTCCTATTGAGCGGGACCCTAAGGTGGTGGAGCCGGACCAATGGCTATCTGCACCGACACTCAGTTTACGGCAGCCGTGGGATATGCCGCCGGACGAGGACCCGCAATTGCTGGCTGCGTTCCGCGTAGTGTCACAGCTTTCTAAACAACAACTGATTAGCTGGGTGCAGGAGAATCCAGCGAAGGCGGCGGAGTACATCATGGTGTTCTCCGATTACGGCTTTCGTGATGAGCTGATAGATGTAGGTACTAGGGTAATACAGGACTGGGGCGGATACGATAATATTGTGGAGGGTTGATTATGCATAAGTTTAAAGTTGGTGATAAAGTTGTTCGCAAAGAAGGGATGGGTAAAGATACATTCTTTCAGGACCGGCTTGGGGGTAAAATGTACTACGTAGTGACTTCTGTGAGTGCCGGCGGTTACTGGTTACAGCTAGACGGGTGGTGTAGTAACCACAACACACATCCTTGGTACGTGCTTAATTTTGAGCTGTATCAAGAACCGAAGGACGAGCTGCCGCCGGTTCCGGATAGCGTTATGTATTTCAACTCTGTCCGAGATAATGGCAACGACCAGCACCTGGTACTAGAGAGGACCGACCGTTCCGATGCATGGCACGACGAGGCTACTGCGCACATTGGATTAAAGGTCGCTCCCCGCACCGGTAGCAAGCGGGCAGCCGAAGCAATTGGCATCAACTTAACGCCGGAAGCAGCCCTTCAGTTAGCGCACGACATTCGCCGCATGGCAATGCAAGTTAAGCGAGAGCATAAGTAATGGACGAGCCTTGGTTGAGAGCGGCTAAGGCCTTAGCTGTTGGGCAGAGTGCGCGATTCCGCTGTTGTGGGAAGACGCGCGCTGCTTGTATCTACAATAAACCTGATGCTTGGAGCATGTACTGCTTTAGGTGTCATAAGACTGTTAACGAGCACAAGCAGTACCAGCGCATACAGTTACAGGAAGAGCCGAGGGTGCAGCCCTCTGCACCTGCAGATGCAATTTGCATTAGCCAAGCGCCTGCGGAAACGCAGAGTTTTCTTTACGGATTCCTGACCACAAAGGGAATCATGCCTGAAATGGTGGAGGATGCAGAATGGAGCAAAGAGAAACAGCGGATAATCTTCCGCGTCGGGAGCGCCGCTCTGGGCCGTGCAGTGCATGCCCGACAGCAGCCGAAGTGGGTAATGTACGGCCAACCAATACCATTCGCTGCCGCGGCACCTGCCGTAGCACCGGCTGTAGCTGCGGCCGCACCTCTAAAGGTCGTGCTCACCGAGGACTTACTCTCAGCCCGGAAGATACAGCACGCAGTTACGAGCTACAGTGCGTTGAACGTGCAGGCTATAGCTATGCTGGGTACACGCTTGCCCACGCCGCTGAGGGCTTGGCTGATTCAGAATCGCCCGGAAGTGATTATGATGCTGGACAATGACCCAGCAGGCCACGCTGGGGTAGCGGCAGCACGCCGCGCGTTGCGCCCGTTCATGCAGTGCCGGGAGCACTACTTCGCTGCGGACCCGAAGGATGCAGAAATCAAAGAGATTCTGGAGGCTTTAACTAATGACTAATACCGCAGACCTTGTACAGAGGTGTAAATTTGAAGCGTGGTGGGAGCGCAGCCAGAATAATGGCAACCCACCACGCTTTGGTTGGGAACACTGGCGGGAAGGTGGGGGGTATAAGGTTGGCGATTATGACTCAGAGTTTTCTGGAATGTGGAGTGCATGGATAGCAGCCGTCGCCGATACGATAGAAGTTCTAGAGAAGTCTGGGAGCAGTGATGTAACCAGAATTAAGGCCGCCGGTGTGGAGGAGTTTGCTGCATATATTTCGCTATACAGCACTGACGCCAAGCATCACGCTCTTGTTTTTGCAAAGCAGTTGCGCGGGAACGTTAGCAAGTAGCTATCAACGTAATCTACCTAGTACGTGTGGAGGTCTAATGGGTATCTGGATTTTAATTATGGCGATTAATGGTAGTGCAGTTAGCGACACGGATTTCGCTGCGCTGACTACGCAGGAGTTCACAACTGAGGCAGCCTGTAACAGGGCAGCTAAGGTGTTCGAAGAAAAGTTCAATACGTTCCGTGTATATACTGCTAAGGCAGTCTGTGTTCCGAAGGAGGTTTAATTGGACCTAATAGTTGTTCGTGCAATGTGCACGCAGAAGGTATGGAACCGACTGCGAGAGCAGATACCTAAGAGTATGCTTGCGCCGGATACTTCGAACCTCCTGGACTGGGTGGGGTTGTACTGGAACACGTACCCGGAGCACCAGGAGGTTCAGTGGGATGCAATGCAGAGCATGCTCAACCTCCGGGCCGGGCACTTGTCCCGGGAAGAGCGGGTAATCATGGACGAGCTTATGCGGGGAGTACAAGCCGTGCCACAGGATTCTGTGGTGGGGATTGTCCAGACCCTGAATGAGCTGGCCTACAGCGGGGAGGTGGCGGCGCTTACGCAGCGCTACCAAGACGGCGAGGAGATTGATTACCTGCTGGAAATGAAGCACCTACAGCGCAAGTACGGTGACGGCGCTGCGGTGCACGAGTCGCTGCTTGAATGGGAGAGCGGTAGTGTTGACGAGATACTTGCCGCGACTGATGAGAGCGGCGGTCTTAAACTGGGCGTGTTCGAGCAACTCTCTAGCAGCATCCGAGGTTTACGCGGCGGGGACTGCATCGCAGTGGCTGCTCCTGTGGACTCTGGTAAAACTAGCCTGCTTGCTGCTATTGCTGTGGACTTTGCTGAGCAGATGCAGCAGCAGCCGGAAGTGTACGGGGACCGCCCGATTCTCTGGCTGGTTAACGAGGGTCCGGCGACGCGCACGGTGCCGAGGGTATATCAAGCGGCGCTGCACTGGACTCTGGCGGAGATTAAGGACCGGCACAGTAAGCAAGAGTTCGTGCCAGCCTACCTCAAGAAAGTAGGCAGGGCTGACCGGATTCGTGTTAAGGCTGCGCACTCCTTGACGATGGCGCAGATATCCACGCTCATGGAGGAGATGCGCCCAGCGGTAATCATCATCGACATGGTGGCGAATATCCGTGGTGGTACTATGGAGAGCGAGCACCAGAACCTTGAGGCACGCTGGCAGGAACTGAGGGTGCTGGGCTGCGACCATGACTGCATTATACTCGGGACTATGCAGCTTTCTCTGGAGGGTTATAATATGCTGTACCCGCCACTAACTGCAATGAAGCAAAGCAAGATTGGGGTGCAGGGTGCGTTGGACTTAGCGTTAATGATGGGCTGCTTGGATAGGAACGAGCAACCTCAGATGCAAAACATCCGGGGCATATCCACACCTAAGAACAAGCTGGCTCTATCTGGGAAGGAATCCCTCCTACAGTTTGAGGTCAGCTTCCAACCCGGTAGGTGCAGGTTTGACGATGGGAGTTTGTCATGATTATATACTGCCCAGTTACCGGCAAGTTCTTCAGGGAATACAAGAACCACTCCAGGGAAACCGCATTAAGTATTAACTCTGCGGGTTATCACACCCTTTGGTATAACGGCAAGTGCAGACCAGCACACCAAGTCGCCTGTTCACTAATGGGAGTAGAGGTTAAACAGGGGTGGGTAGTAGACCACGTAAACCGAGTCCGGACAGATAACCGCTGGTGTAACCTTAGGGTAGTACCAGAGAAGGTTAACAGACACAATCGCGGGCAGACTAAGGGGCGTACCCTACCTACCGGTGTGCGTGTTACCTCTAGTGGTAAGTACCAAGCCCGGGTGCGTGTTGATGGTAAGCTGCGTTCATTAGGTAGTTATGATAGCGTAGACTCTGCATTAGCGGCTTACCGCGACTTCAAGCGCAACATTAAGTGACTTCCCTAGCGCCTTCTATGCGGGCGCTATGTAGGTACACAGGAGGCTACTATGCTTAAACCCGTAGACATTAACTATCTCGATGACGAGGTAATCAAGGCGTACGCTGCATCTGCAGGTACTTTCCGTAAACGGTTCGCGCTGGACAGCAGCCAGCTGATTGTGCATATGGCTATCAACAAGGCTCGGAGGGCTAAGTGGAAATGAGTATAAAAACCAAGTACAGGCCAAGTGGTCATGTGGACTTGCGCAGACTTCGCCGCTGTGCCCGCAGATTGCAGGGCGCTTACCGGGATATTGGTATTGGCAGGGAGCGCTGGATATATAAAGCAACTAGGAGATTCGGCAAGTGACAACCAGTATAATGCACATTGACCTGGAGACGGAGAACAATGAATATTACGGCTCTAAAGCAAGCCCATACTGCCCTGACAACTATGTTGTTGAGTCAGCATGGCGTATCGACACGACACAGGCTGACGGTACTACCACTGTTGGCGCAACTCAATCGGTGCGCTTCAATTCAAGAGCTGATTTCCTGGCGGGAAACAGTGCAGCAGAAGGCTGCCGGTGGTTTCATATCCCAGAGGATTGCTGGCTTATTGTTGCGCACAACGCAGCCTATGAGATTTCTTGGTTTCTCACGTACCAGCGGCAGCAGTTTGAGAACTTCCTCAAGCGCGGAGGCAGGGTGTTCTGCACAATGCACGGCGAGTACATCGCCTCGGACTTTCAGAGCATGTATCCGTCACTGGATGAGACTGCTCCTAAGTATGGCGGTACGCACAAAGTAGACGGGGTTAAGCTTCTGTGGGAGCAGGGTGTGCTAACCTCCCAGATTGACCCTATTCTGCTGCACGACTACCTGGTTAACGGGGATATCCCGAACACAGCCCTGTGCTTCTACGGCCAGTGCGCTACGTTCGCCCAGCGCAATCAGATGCAGTACGTGTGGGAGCGTATGGATGCCTTGCTGGCTTGGGCGTACTGCGAGTGGTTCGGCCTGTTCGTGAACATGCCAATTGCACGCAAGAACCAGGAGGAGCAGGAGCAGCGCATCCGTGAGATTAAGCAGGAGCTGCAACAGTACATCCCGAAGGACTTACCAGAGACGTTAGATTTCAACTTCGGTTCGGACTTTCATATGTCTGCACTGGTATACGGCGGGCCTATCAAGTATCGCAAGAAGGTTCCATATGACCCTCCTCAGTACGTCAAGGCCGACTACTGGCAAGTCGGGGACACTTGGGTTGCCGTGGATGACATGCCCGCACCGCCAGGTGCAACCACGTACAAGTCCGGCAAGAACAAGGGACTACCCAAAGTGTTCCGCCTTGATACCGAGGAGGAGAAGCTCAAGTGGGAGGACGACCTTTACTTCTGCCCGGGCCTAGTGAACATCCAGGAGCTGCCGGAAGTTATCCGGGAGAAGTATGCAGAGCGCGGGGAGTTCCGACAGGCGCGTACCCTGCAGGACGGTACGCCAGTATACAGCACCAGCACTGACGCAATGGAGGCACTGGCTCGACAAGGTTTCGAGTTCTGTAAGTTGGTGAACGAGCTGGCGGCGCTGGAGAAGGATACCGGCACTTACTATTTGCGAGAGGTCCTGGACGCAGAAGGTAAGGTCAAAGAGCGGAAGGGGATGCTGCAGTACGTAATCCCGGAGCGTCCCGACGGCTCCGGCATCATTCACCACCGCCTTAATACCTGTGCCACCGTAACCGGGCGCCTGAGTAGCTCTAACCCGAACCTGCAGAACCTACCCCGCCCGGATGAGGACGGCGACGGGGTGGCTAAATCTAAGGTGAAGCAGGTATTCACCAGTAGATTCGGGGACAACGGACGTATCACTGAGGTTGACTACTCTGCACTGGAAGTGGTTATGTCCTGTGTACACACGGGTGACAAGAAACTGCTGGGACTGCTGCAGAGTGGTACGGATATGCACTGCTACCGCCTAGCTTTCCGTGAAGGATTGGATTACGACGAGGTGTACTACCGCTGTCACGATAAGACTTACCAAGACTATAGTACGTGGAAGACAAAGCGTTCGCATATCAAGACCCCTAGCTTTGCTGCGCAGTATGGGGCTTCCACAAGGGGTGTAGCCTTCGCCGCTGGTTGTACAGTGGAGTTTGCGCAAGAGTTCCTGGATAACGAAGAGCGTATGTTCCCAACAACCATCGGCTTCCGCGCTATTGTCAAGGAAGAGGTAGAGCGCACCGGGAACGAGGGGCGCATGTACCGAGAGCAGGCGGACGACGGCAGCTACCGACTATATCGCATTGGGACGTGGACCAGCCCAGCCGGTGCCCGCTATAGCTTCCGCCAGAAAGAGCAGTGGAAGGAAGTTGTGCCAGGGCAGCGTAAGCAGAAGGTAATGGACTACAAGGAAACTGAGATGGCGAACTACTGGTGCCAGGGGGAAGCGTTCTTCCTGATGGCCGTAGCAGCCGGAATGGTTCTGCGTGCACTCTTGGCCCGTGACTGGTTCGACAATCAGGTGTGCCTGATTACGAACGTGCATGATGCGTTGTATCTGGACAGCGCCAACCCGGAGGTTGGACGTGAAGCGAGCCTACTGGTTAAGCAGTGCATGGAGGACGCACCTAAGCGTATCCACCAGCTCTGGCCTAACTACGGCATCATTGGTGAGGTTCCATTCCCAGCAGAGGCTGAGATGGGTACGAGCATGTACAGTAAGGAGAAGGTAGAATGATTGGAAGAGAAGAGATACTGCGGCAGCTGCGGAAAGTGCACCTAATCATCACGGCAGAGACAGAGCTAGAAGTGTACGCCGCCGGGGGTTGTATTCGGGATGAGCACTTCGGCCTGCCGGTGAAGGACGTGGACCTGATAGTACCGGTAGGGTGTACTGACGAGAAGGTGGCATTCTCCGTAATGGAGAGATTCGCCCGAAGTTACCACGCTATGTTTGATGAGCCTGTGGCTATTACTATGGCGTACAATCAGTCCGCATCCTGCCGCGAAACGCTGGGGGATTTTGACGAGCGTCTGTACGGGGTGGTGAAGCTGCAGTCCCCACTATGTGAAGTTGACGTGCTGTTCTCCAGGTACGGAAGCATTGCCGAAGTGCTCGGCCACTTCGATTGCAACCTGAATACTGGATACATGAACACTCTAGGCTTTGTGGATTACGCGGAGCCGCTGGAGCTGGTGTGGTTGAAACCTGTGTCCCCAAGTAGGGAGTTGCGTATGCTCAACAAATGGGCGCAAATACAGGAGGTGCGTGATGCATATTAAACCAGGTAGTATTGTGGAAATGCTTGACCTTGGGCCTGAGCCGCTCAGTTCGGAGTTGCGGAAGTACTTCGCTCCCGGTACGCAGCACCGGGTTATCTCCTACTGTAAGGAAACTTGGGAGGTTGAACTAATGCACCCGGGCGGTACAGAAGAGCCTGGAGATGGAGTTACCTTCTTCGCTGGAGAGTACAAGCTCATCGCGGAGTAGTGATAGGTGGACCCTTGGGTGGTGTAGGGGGGTTAGGGTAGCATAGAAATACACTGGGGTCAACTAAATAATTAAATAAAATTATTTGTTGACTCTGGCTTGATTCTGTGATTCCACTAGAATTAATGTGATACGAGTAGGAACAACACAAGAGAGTTACGATGAGTAAAACATTCCTTATTGATGTAGCCTTTAGCACTAAGTTGGTAATCTCAAAGGAAGAGCTAGGGGGTATGCGCGGCTGGATTAAATCGCGCAAACTACCAGAGCACTTTCAAAATTACCTGGACTCACTAGATGATGACGCGGCGCTGCAGGCGTTTATAAAATACGCCACCAGGGAGTGGTTCAAGGGTGAGCTGGAACGGCAGCGCGTACAAGATGGGGGTGCCACTACGTACTCCCCGGTAAAAGTAACGGTGCGGGAGAAACAACACTAATGGCGCGCGTAAGTCTAATCAAACTGTTCACCAAAGAGCAGCACCAGGCAATCCTGGGCCAGTACTTGGATAACGCCCTGGCCGCTCAATACTATAACCAGGAGCTGGACAATCGCGGGGATGTAGATACGGACATTAGTGTATCCCGCCAGCTTGTGCGCTACTGGCGCAGCATCTTCATGGATAACAAGGGCAGCAAGTCAAAGGCTAACAATGCCCTGATGCAATCCCGAAAACTAATCCAACCCTCCCCAACGGATGACATTGGGGATACGTTTGTACCTGAAACCTGCAGGCGTGTGCTGGTTATTGGAGACCTGCACGAGCCGTACACACACCCGGACGCGTATGACTTTTTACGCACTGTGCGTGATGAGTACTGCCCAGACATTGTGGTGCAGATAGGCGACGAGACGGATGGGCACGCTATTAGCTTTCACGATAGCAGTCCGGAGTTGGACAGCGCTGGTGTGGAATTAGAGAAGGCCAAGCTCGGCCTGGAGAAACTGCACGACCTGTTCCCTAACATGCTCCTGTGCGACTCTAACCATGGCTCCCTTGTATACCGTAGAGCCAAAGCCCACGGACTCCCGGTGCAGTTCATTAAGAAATACCGGGACATCCTGTTCCCAGAGCACGGTGCGCCTGGGTGGAGTTGGGGTGATGCTTGGGATTTGGAGACGCCACTGGGTGTTGTACGCTTCCAGCACCAGGTGTCTGGGGACCTGCTGCTCAACGCGGCCCATGAACGTAAGTCCATGGTAATCGGGCACTTCCATGGGAAGTTAGATATCCAGTATGCCGCGAGCAGCACTGCTCTGTACTTTGGTGCACACTGCGGTTGTTTAATCGACAATAAGAGTCTGGCTTTTGCTTACGGTAAGCTGTCAAGAAGCAAGCCGATTCTAGGGTGTATGGTGATTACAGATGGATGCCCACAAATCATCCCCATGCTGCTTGACGATTCCGGAAGGTGGGCTGGCCGGAGCCAGTAAGCCCTGCATCTGCACGTAAATATCATTTAGACTAAACGAGGACGTAATTATATGACTACGAATGTACTGGCATCCCTGAACGCTCTGGTAGACGCAGCAATCGAAACCCAAGATGTAGATATGCGGGAAACCGCACAGGGCGGCGCGTACGAAGACGTACTGCTGCCGAAGGGTGACTACTACGGTTACTTCACCGAGTACGTGGAAATTGGTAAGCGTCTGCCGACTAAGGGTGGTAAGCCTACTGGTAAGCCAGCAGTGGCTAACGTACGCATCGGCATTGTAGTGTACGGCCCTAACGGCGAAGTGAAGCGTATCCGCCCGTTCCCTATGGCTATCAGTAACTTTGAGCGCGCAGGCTTCAAGAAATTCTTCGACAAGCTCAACTACGATAACAGCATTAAGCATGCTGCCCAGCGCCTGGGCCAGGCCTTCACCTTCCCGATTGATGAGCACACCAGCGCCGCGGGCAAGAAGTCCAACATCGTGGACCTGTCCGGTATCCGCCCGATTCCTAAGTTCGACCCGAACACCGGAGAGCCTATCAAGATGCCTGCGCTGGATGCCTCCGAGATTAAGCTGTTCCTGTGGAACAACCCAACCAAAGAGACCTGGGATAGCCTGCACATCGAAGGCACCTTCGACGACGGTAAGAGCAAGAACTGGATTCAGGAGGATATGTACAAGGCCGTAGACTTCCCGGGCAGTGCTCTGGATATTATGCTGAACGCTGGCTCTGTTCCGAGTCCGGCAGCTATGCAGGCACCTGCTGCTCCTTCTGCACCTGCTGCTCCCGCTGCACCGCAAGCACCGCAAGCACCGGCAGCCCCAGCTGCTCCAGTGGCTCCTGCGGCCCCTGCAGCGCCCGCTGCGCCTGCCGCACCTCAAGCCTAATAAACCCTAACCGAAACTAATACGGCCCCGCCTAGGGGCCTTAGAGGAAGCCTATGAACATCATCAACATTCTCATCAAACTACTGAGTGCAGCCTACACAGCAGAAGCTAAACGCGCCGATGCTAAAGCGCAGTTTAACGAGCAGTTGGCAGTTAAATTCGCAGACGATGCAGTGCGTCTGGCCGCCCAATCCGAGGCGCGAGTAGAAGCCTCCAAGCACAGCAAGGATGAAGCAGCTAAGCATTCTGAGCAGGCCGATAAACTGCGCGCTAAGCGCGATGAAGTAGCGAAATTCCTGGGGGTATAAGTAATGGATAAAGTATTAGACGCATACAAGAAACTGGTTCTGGCGGTAGGTTACGTGAACTGTAGCGCCGTTCAGGGTTTCGACAATGGCGACCAGCTAGGCGCTGTATACGACGCTCTAGACAAACTGGCGGCCCTGTACGGAATGGACCTGGAGCTGGCCGCTACCGCCTTCAAAGAGCACAATGACCTTGCGGCACATGCCGATAAGTTACGGGGCGACGACCTCGTGCTTATTCGTGTAGTTGGCACGCTCAGCATCGGTCTGGCTGAGATTGGTTCCTGTATTTACGATGCAGACCAGAGTCTGCGTACTCCGGAAGTAATCGGGGACATGCTCGGCACCGTGCTGGTGCTGTCTGAGTTGGAGGCTTGAGTATGTTGTACGTATCTCGCGCAATTTACGTAGCTTTGATTCTCCCGCTGATTCCCTTGGCTGGACTGTGTTACCTGGGCGACAAGCTCAGCAAGGCAAAGTGGGCAGAACGTTGGGTTAACTGGGCCGATAAGAAGGCCCGCGATATTACGGGGCGCTAATGATTATCAACGGGGTTGACTTATCCCAGCTCGGGGAGCAGTTAGCTCCGCAGAACTCTGGGAAGATTCTGCTGTACGACGCGGACTTTTGCGTGTACAAAGCCGCTGCTACAGTGAAACGTTTGGATACCGCAATACGCCGCTTCTATCAGCTGGTGCTTGAGGATATGTTCATAGTCGGCTGCTCAGAAGCGGTGGCGTATCTGACGCCTACAGGCTGCGCCAAGTGCTTGCGCTGGCACCTGCCTACGGCTAAGCCCTACCAGGGGCAGCGCGCTAATCGACAGGAGCTGCCGCTAAAGGCACCGTTGAAGCGGCACCTGATTGAAAATCCCGACCAGTATTCTGAGCAGGGCATCCAGGTGGTCAGCAGTGACTACTTCGAGGCCGACGACCTGTTCATAATGGATTCGTACAGCTTTGGAGACCGTGGAATCCTGATGTCCCAGGACAAGGATTCCTGGCTAAGCCCTATGGCCCGATTCGATATCCCGACCGGAACCGTGTGGCCTGCCTTGGATAATCCCTTCGGCTGGGTTAAGTGGGATGATACCCAGGCTATGCCGGTGCGAGCACACGGGTTGAAGTTCTTTTGGTGGCAGATGCTAGCAGGGGATGACGCGGATAATGTCAAAGGCATCACGTTGCTTGATGGGAAGCCCTGTGGGAAGAGAACGGCCTTTGATGCTATCAACCCTATTACCTCAGAGCAGGACGCCGCAGAATTCGTTGTAGCGGCTTATGCTCGAAACAACCAAGATGTACTCGCAGAGGCAGAATGCCTGTTCCTGCGGCGCTCCCCGTCAGATTCTGCATACCAGTATCTGATGTCACTGTTGACTACTCCCAGTCTACGTGACTGGGTGCATTCGCTGCACGAGTACCATAAACAGCATATACAGTGGATACAGGAGCACCCAGACAATGGCGAAGATGTCTGCGAAGGAAATGAGCCTGCGGGCGATTGAGTTATACTATGAGGGGAAACATGATGAACTTGAAACTATTCTGGATGCGCTGCGTGAACGAGCACCCAAAACACATCGAAGAACGGTTGAGCATTTGGATTCTCTCATTCACGACAATGCTATGCTGGATGTAATTGGGGAGATTGAGGTATGGTAAGTTGGGTGCCGCTAGTTAACGGCAGGAAAGATTACCTGGTAAATGCTAATGGGGAGATAACAGGACCATCCGGCAAAGTGTTGAAACCCGCTAGACGGGGTGGTGGTTATCTGTATGTAAACACTAGCCCTAAGAACGTCTATGTGCATAGAGCTGTTGCTGAGGCTTTTGTACCTAATCCACACAATCTGCCAGAAGTTAACCACATAGACGGGAATAAAGAAAACAATAGGGCCAGCAATCTAGAGTGGGTCACTAGGCGCTATAATGTAATACATCAAGTGGACAACGGCCTGCACTGTACAGTTAGACTGTGCCCGGATACTGTACGCTATTTGCGGACGATGTATTTACCAGGAGACAGAGAATGGGGTGTATCTGCAATCACGCGCAGATTGGGTATGTCTAAGGCGGCAATAGGTTTGATGCTACAGGGGGCAACTTGGCGACACGTCGAATAACTCGAGGACAGGTAAGAGCAGTATCCTTAAAGATACTAAAGGAGCAGGGGGGTGTCTGCGCCCTTACTAAACGTCCTATAGATACCTCTGCCGCCCGCGGAAGCGCCAGCAGTATGGTACTAGATCACGACCACCTCACTGGGCGTATACGAGGGGTGCTGTCACGCGGGGCGAACGGCGCAGAGGGTAAAGTGTATAACGCCGTAGCCAGGTGGGCTGGTTACGGTATGCAGGACAAGGAGGGGATACTACAGTTCTTGGAGAACATGGTGGTGTACCTCCGTAAAGAGCCATACGATTTGCTCTATTACACACACCGCAGTCCGGAAGAATTGGCACAAGCACAGAAGCTCAAGGCCCGCAAGGCCCGGGCACGACGCAAAGCACGGGAGACCATTAAATGAGCAAATTTCAAGTAGGTGACATAGTACGCCGCCGCGCTGGGTATATGACACCTGACTGGTGTGGGTTCTGCTGGGATTTGCGAGTCCAGGAGGGTGGTACACTTACTGTTACTGGTTTATTTGGTGATAGTTTAATCTTAGAGGGAGTTAACCGTTGCTCTTGGGATCCCCGCTACTTTAAGTTGGTGCAGGTAGAGGCTCCGGAAGAGCTGCCAACACCGAAAGCGCCCGACGCAGTGAATTCCCCTCAGCACTACCAATTCTTTCCAGACTTGGAGGCAATCGAGGTCATTGCGCGCAGTATGACGCAAGAGCAGTTCTACGGCTATTGTCTCGGTAATAGATTAAAATATAGACTAAGAGCCGGGAACAAGGATAAGCTGGAGCAGGACATTGCTAAGTCCGACAAGTACTCAGAACTGTACGAGCAACACCGAGGTAAGTGCATTGACGCCTAGCGCATGGTGCCACTGGATGTGGCAGAAAGCAGTAGAGCGCGGCGACGAACGCGCCGCTAAAAACTACCTGGAGATGTATAATCTCTGGATAAGTCGCAATCAGTAGTTAGAAGTACCGGACATAACCAAGGAGACTAAGCGCCTATGATTAGCGCCCTGAATACGGTTGTAGTACCAGAGGAAGCACTGGTGAAACGCCAGCTGGAGCTTGAAGAGGCCTATAAGATTCGCGGAATCGAGCGGGCACGTAAGCTGATTACGGATGCATTGCAGAACGGTGGTATTATGAACCTGCCGATGACACAGCGTATGCTCACCTCGGCATACGAGGTGGCTGCTGCCGCTATCGATGAGATGCGAAATGTCAAAGCCCCAGGCATAGGTGGGAAGTACCGCCGGTTCATGCGCTTAATCCCCTTGGATGTCCTGACAACCCTGAGCCTGTGCACAATGTTTGAGGCGTTCAGCGTCGCCCCTGGCGAGTCCGCCAGTCGCCGTCAGACTGCACAGGCGGTAATGTCCGCACTGGGCAGAAACGTACAGTCAGAGCTACTGGCTCTGCAGTTACGCAACGTAGCCCCAGCGTACATGGACCGAGTATATGAGTACCTCACAGAGCGCCGTACGAAGTCTCCTTCGCACATACTGCGTACGCTCCGTGCCAGTGCCGAGAACGTACACTATGGGCACGAGCCTTGGACCAATGCCCAGAACATCTCCGTAGGGCGTCTGCTGTGTGCCGCAGTGTTTGAGACGGGACTGTTCCAGTGGAAGAACTGTAGCGGGAATCTGAGCATGCTATATCCGGCTGACGACGTTATGGAGGCCTTCCAGAAACTGGTAGAGTCCGCTGACACTGTAACCATGAAGCCGCCTATGCTGGTACCGCCGGTGCAGCACACTACTCTGTGGGACGGTGGGTACCTCACCCCTATCGACAATCGCGGAACCTATCATAACTCGCACATTGACAGAGCTCGTCTCCGCGAAGTAGCGGAAGCATTTAAGTCCGCGGATGGCATCAAAAAAGCGCTTAATAAGGCACAGGAAACCCCGTACCGTATTAATAAGCGCATACTGGAACTGGTGCAAGAAGCACGGGCCCTGGGTGTTGGGATAGGTATGCCTCGCTCAGTGCCGGAGCCTAAGCCAGAGTGGTATCTGGACGGGGTTCCTAAAGAGAACTACACAGAGGAAGAGCTTGACCGCTTCGGTGAGTGGAAGACGCGTATGTCTCTATGGTACAGCGCCGACCGTAAGCGTGTATCGCAACTGCGCAGCCTTCTGACTACGTTGGAAATGGCAGAGGAATTCAAAGATGAGAAAGCCCTGTACTTCCCGACTTGTGTGGACTGGCGCTACCGACTGTACTTCAAGTCCTCGCTGCACCCCCAAGGTTCTGATTTGCAGAAAGCCCTTCTTGAATTTGGACGTGGTAAACCTTTGGGGGAGCGCGGACTTTTCTGGCTCAAAGTGCACGTCGCCACATGCTTTGGTTATGACAAGACCTTATTCGAAGACCGCGCAGCTTGGGTTGATGCGAACTTTGCAGAGATTGAGCAACTCGCAATATCTCCGTTTGATTGCCCTGCTTTTGCCAAGGCAGACAGCCCCTGGTGCTTCCTGGCAGCCGCTATCGACTTGGTTAATGCTGTTCGTTCTGGATGCCCAGAAGAGTATATTAGCCGAATCCCAGTGGCTATGGACGCTACGAACTCAGGTGGGCAGCACCTCTCAGCGCTCCTGAGAGACCCTGTGGGCGGTCGTCTGACGAACCTGTACTGGGGGGGTAACGATAAGAAAGCTGACCTGTATATGGATGTGAAGCGCCGTACGGACGAGAAGGTGATACTGGACCTGGACAAGGAGGATTTCGTTATCCAGAGCACTTACTGGAGAGAGAACGAAATCACCCGCAGCATGACCAAGCGCCCCAGTATGACCTACTTCTACAGCGCCACGGTGCGCAGCTGCAGTGACTACATCTTTGAAGGCGCTTGCGCTGAGGGGTATGAAGGTACTGACACTAACAGTCTATGGAATCTGTCGTGCTATCTGGCCCCGCGTATGCGCGCCGCTATCGAGGAGGCAAACCCCGCTGCTGCGACAGTTATGTCGTACTTGCAGAACCTCGCTAGACGTGTACCGGCAAGCCAGCACCTGCAGTGGTATACGCCGCTGGGTGGGCTCGTAATGAACCGCTACACACAGCGTGAAGAAGTGCGGGTACGAATTGACTGTATGAACCTCACAATCATGCGCGTGCATAATCGGGATTTCAAGACCTGCAACAAGCGCAAGGCAGCCTCGGGGATTGCCCCGAACTTTGTGCACAGCCTGGATAGTACGCACTTGATGATGGTTCTATGTGCCGCCGAGGGTCTGGACATTGTGCCGATTCACGACTCCCTGGCTACACATGCAGCCGATGTTGACGCTCTGCACCGGCACATCCGCGAACAGTTTGTGTGCCTCTACGAAGAGCACGACCTGCTGGGAGATATTACTCGCGCGGCAGCAGCAGCTGGGGCGGACTTGACGGACCTGGATATGCCTGAGGTTGGTACTCTGGACATCCGGCAGGTATTGGAATCACCTTTCTTCTTTTCATGAGGATATTATGCCTAAACAACTACTGCCGCATTTAGAGGGAATACAACGTCGTTATACGTATAACCCAGAAACGGGCGCACTATGTTGGCGCATAAACCAGCGAGGCGCAAAGGCGGGCAGCGCCGCCGGAAGTGTGTACAGTAATGGTTATTTAATGGTGTACGTGGCCGGACAGCCCACCCTGGCGCACAGGGTTGCGTGGGTCCTGGTCACTGGGGAAGAGCCGCCGGATGTGATAGACCACGCGGACAGGAATCCTCTAAACAATGCTTGGACCAATTTACGCGCATCCAGTATGCGTCTAAACCAAGGCAACAGGACCCCTACAAGAGGTCGCAAGCTACCCATGGGCGTACGGAAGCAGGGGAACAAGTACGCCGCAAGGATGACCCAAAGAGGTGCCAGTATCCATCTAGGCACCTTCGGTACAATACCCGAGGCTGAGGCCGCATACCGCAAAGCAAAGGCCGAATACTTCTGCTGATAAATGAAGTTACCGGAGTAGGAATGAAGTTAAAACACACTAGTAAAACTTCCGAATACACTCTCAAGGTTCTGTATAAGTCTGACGATATTACAGACGCAGTGAAGCAACTGCACGAACTGGGCCACGGCATTAGTCGGGGCCTGGCCCCAGAGCAGCACTACTGGAGAGTATTGGGAAGTATATTGGGTAAACAGTATATACTAGGAGTCTATGACTCCCAAGGCGACTTAGTCGGCGCTGTCAGCTACTACCCAGAGGCTGTAGAGGACTGTCATTACGTAGAGCCTGTGCTGTATACAGACTTCTTCGTATTGAAACCGGACAATGGTGCGGCAGTGTCTGTGATTATGCAGGGCCTGCACGCAATAGCCAAGTGCATGCGCGCTGGGCGTATCGCCATTAGCCGGAACACGTCTGGTAACACGTACAAAACAACTTATCATTTAGTGAGGTCAGAATGAGTGGTGGTTTAGGTAAACTGTTGGGCAAGGCCACGGATATGCTCGGCCTTACTGACAACGCAGGATTAGAGGCACAGCAGCGCTTGGCAGAGCAACAGGCCAGCGCAGCTAAACAACAGGCTGCCTTAGAGGCTAATAGCGCCGCAGATAATATTGCTGAGATTGACCCTGCAGGGGCTGCCTCTGCATCTGCAGATGCAATTACGTCTGAGCAGAAGAAACGGCGACAAGCAGGGCAGAGCAATCCTCTGGGCCTGTAAGGGGGTAGCTTGGAACAAAAAGCAACATTAGCAGAACTCTTTAAGAAGGACCAGGACGCGGGTGTCTTGGATGCCTCTGAGAAGTTTGCGCAGTGGACGCTCAGCACTATCTTTACCCGGGACGATTCCATGGACGGTAGACGCAGACCCCTGGAGCGTGACTACCAGAGCACCGGGGCGCAGCTGGTCAACACTGCAGCCACTAAGATTGTAGGGGCCCTGTTCCCACAGGGCACCAGCTTCTTCCGGTTCTCCAAGAGTTCGGACCTGGACGAGTTCATTAGTTCTCTGGGCAGTGCTGCTACAGCAGAATCTAAGCTGGCCGAGGTCGAGAACACGGCGTCACAGAAAGTATTTGAGAAAGACGGTTATGCTGCGAAGTTGCAGGCTGTGAAGCTGCTGCTGGTTACAGGTAACGCGTTGGAGTATATTGATGAGCGGACAGGTAAATCCATCGTCTACTCAGTCCGTAACTTTACCGTTCGAAGGGATGGCAGCGGGAACGTCCTGCGACTCATTATCAGGGAGCGCGCAAGCGTCCAGGACCTGCCAGAGAGTTTCCAGAACACCTTCTACCGTGACAAAGACCCATACGG